CCCGCCGATGCGCTGGAACGTGATGCATGGGAGTTTTGTCCCCTGTGGGATCACCAGCGCGAAAACCTTGTTCCCAACCAGCGCGGACAAGCCCGCATCCTCCCGCAGCGTCCGCAACAGGACGATTTCAAAATCAACGGCGCTTGCCATAATGCGGGTCCCCCATCATGTCCTGAAGCATCGCATCGACCTTCCGCCGGACGGCGTTGCGGGCCTTGCGGAGGAAATGCTTGCCGGGAACCTGCTTCAGTACGGTTTTTCCGTCCTTGGCAACCTGCACATGCCCGAACTCCACAAGGTGGCTGTGCGGGGCCTTCACATAGACCACATAGCCGCCGTCCTTGTACTTGGAGCGGTAGATCCAGATGGATTGCCGCAGCCTTCCCGTCTTGTCCCTGAACGCCGTGGAGCTTTTGGCCTTCTCAAAGACCTGCGCGGCAATGCCTCCCAAATCGGAATCAATCTCCGCCCGGACGCCCGCCCGGATGTCTTCGATGGGGATGTCCACCACGACGTCATTGCTCACAGCTTACCTCCCGGCACATCAACACCAGTTCTCGGCCCCGGTTGTCCGGCAACGGGGCAACGATGTTGAACACCTTCCCGTTGTGGATGACGCGCATGTCCGCCGTCACGTCCGGCCTATACCGGATGCGGATGCGCTGCGTGACTTCGGACTGTGCCTGTTGGCTGGCGAAAAACTCCCGCCCGCTCATGGCTTCCAGCGAAGCCCAGACCGTCGCCACGTTTTCCCAGACCTTGTCATGTAGCGGGGCTCCAAATTTCCCAAAAACGAGTTCCTGCCGCTGGATGGTCACGCGGTGGCGAAGGGAACCGGCACGCATCAGAGTTTTCCAGACTTTCGCGGTTCCTCTCTCAACTGTTGCTTGACCGCGTATACCAGTAGAGGAACGAACAAAAACAACGCGACGCCAAACAGCCCCCGCAGAGACCAATGCCAGACGGTAAAGTCCAGACTCCACGCGGCGAGAGAACAAAAGAGATAGGTCGGGACGCAAACCATAAACAAGCTAAACAGGATCAGCTTTAACACCCTCCAAGGCGTCCACTTGAACGCTATGAATTTCTCCATCTTAAAACCCTCCCGCTATAACATAGGGATCAAGCAGGCAGTCCACAAATGACCGCCCGAACTCATTGAAGTTCGACCCCACGGCGAAGCTCTCCCGCTGTTCGTACAGCGTCCCGATCCGCACCAGCATCCACTGGCGGATCGGTTCCGGGAACCTCTCGGCGGGATAGCCCGCCCTCACCGTCAGCACGGTTTCCCCCTGCGGGAAATCCGGGCCGGGGATGAAGGCCGCTCGCAGCGGCGATTCCTGCGGCGACAGGCCGGACGGCGTGAAACCGTACAGCCCGGCATCCACCGCCTCGCCACCCACGGTCACGGACGCCACCGCCATGCAGGGCACGAGGGGAAGCCGGAACGGGGACGTCAGGGGGCCTGTTTCGACCTCCCAGACGGATTCTCCGAATACGCGGCGGGTGACGCCCTCCCCCTGCTGGCGCGCCGCCGTGATCAACACCGTCAACAGGGCATCATCCTCCACGGCTTCGGCGCGGGTGTGCAGCCTAGCCATTTCAAGCGTGACGGGTTCCGCTGCGGGCGGCGTGATCAGGCGTACAGTCATGGCTAGGCCGCCGCGCCGTGCTGGAAGAACTTCACGGCCTGCGCATCCGTCAGGACGCCGCCCGAGCGCATGAAGGCGAGGAACCCCACCTGCCCCTTCTGTGCAAACGCGGAATCCGCAAAACGGTACATGGTGATGCCCATGGCGTCGCGGATGACGTACTTGGAGAAGTCACCGAACAGCACGGACTTGGCCGTCGCCGCCATTGCCGGGACGGACTGGTTGATGACATACCGATAGCCAAGGATGCTCGCGGGTTCCTTCACATCGATGCCGGGAAGCCACAGGGGGCGGCCTTGCCCGTCCTTCAGCTTCTTGATCGCCTTCAGGGTGGCGTCGGCAAACATGAAGGAGCACCGCCCCCCTTCGCGGTAGGCGGGATCAAGGCTGTGCTCCAATTCCACCAGATCGTCGTAGGTCACGGAATCGACCTGCGCCTTCGCGCCGGTGACGCCGAGCGTGGCGCCGGTCAATACGCCGGAAGGCTGAGAACTGCCCGTTCCAACAGTAAAGTGCTTGTTCGTGATGCGCCCCAAACGGGTGATCAGACGGTTGTTCACGAAGGCCTCAATGTCCGCGTTGGAGTCCTGAAGCAGTTCGATGGGTACGGCGACCGTCTTGGAACTGTACTTGTGCACCCCGAGATTCACGACGCCGAACGAGGGATCGGCAGCTGTCGCCGCCGTGTTTTCGCCGAGGATTTCCCCTTCTTCGGTGGTGCCGTCGCTGGTGGGCATGGTCATGGGCACGCCGGTGGCCGTGCTGATCACGGTGGCCACGGAACGCATCCCGCCGAACGCCTTCAACGCCTCAATGATGGTGCCGGAGACTTCCGTGGGCACGGTATACCCGCCCTGCGCATCCGTCCCGGTGCTCATGGTGTTGCGGACGGCGGCCCAATCATCGGGCGTCAACGCCTGCGGGCCGTTCCGCATCCACTTGTCATACAGGGCGTGCGGCGCGTTTTCCCGTTCGTCGCGGGGGTCGCCCGTCAGACGGTCGGCTTCCATGGCCAGCGCCTTTTCATGGCGGGCAATGGCATCATCAAGGGCGGAAATCTCGCCTTCCAGCGTATCGAGCTGTTTGCCGGCCTCTTCCGGGATGGCCCCGGTATGGCTGTCCAGAAGGTTCCGGTACTCGCGGGCCTTGGCCGTGCGCTTCTCGCGCAATTCCTGAATGCTGCTCATGAAAATCTCCTAGTGCCGGGTCACGGCAAACAGGCGGGCGGTACGCTCGTACCGTTCGCGGTTCTGAGGGTTGACGGAAGACGCCGCAGCCGGAACAACCGGAGCGTTGGCGTAGACGGAAAGGTTCCAGTCGGCCTGTGCCTTCGGAGCGGCTTCGGCCACGCGGTCGGCAAAACCGCGCTCAACGGACTCTCCGGCGGAAAACCACGTTTCGGCCTTCATCCACCCGGCGATCTCCTCCGGCGTACAGCCCGTTTTCTTGGCGTAGGTGTCCACCAGCGAGGCGTCGAGCTTTTCCAGCATTTCCGCCGTGTGCAGGAGGTCATCGGCATTGCCCGCCGTGAACGTCCATGCCTTGTGGATCATGAAGAACCCGCCGGGCGCGATCTCCACCTCGTCACAGGCCACGGCCACGAAGGAAGCCGCGCTTGCCGCGTACCCGTCCACATGGGCGACAATCCGCGCCGGATGGTTCCGTATGGCCGCTTCAATGGCCCGCGCCGCGAACACCTCGCCGCCTGGGGAATTGATCCGCAGGTGGATGGTCGGCGCGGCGGTTGCGTTCAGCTCCTTCACAAAGGCTTCCGCCGCCACGCCACCCCAGTAATCGTCGGAAACGATCACGTCATAAAGGTACAGCGTGGCTTCCCCGGACTCTTCAGCCTTAGCTTTTGGGGTGCTGGCCGTCCTGTTCCGGGCGTTGTCGCGTAGGAGTTTCAACAGTCTGTCCATTTTCGTCCTTTTTCACCGGGTGTTGCAGTTCGTCGCCGCCATCGATGGGCGGCAGGCCCTCGGCGGCCCGGATCTCGTTTGTGGTCATGAAGCCCGGCTCCTGCATGGAGCCTCGGGCGATACGGTAGAACTCGCCCCGCGTCTTGGTATCGCCACGGGTCAGCTCGGATTCGTCGAACTCGGCAAAGAAACCGTCCCGGAACAGCTTGGCCTCAAGCTCCTGTTCAATGGCGGTCAGGTGATCGTTCAGGGTGAAGGTCGTAAACCAGCGGGCCATCTGCTCGACGCCGCTCCCCCACGATGAGGTCTTTTCCGTCTCCCCGATCATGACCGGGGGAACGCCGAAGAAACGGCAAATGTCGATGACAGAGAACTGCCGGGATTCGATAAGCTGCGCGTCTTCCGCGGACATGCTCAACGTCTTGGCCTCGCCGCCTTCAGTGAGAAGCAATGGGCGGTGGTGGTTGGCCGTGCCCGTATACCGGGCGTCGAAAAACTCCCGCAGATCGTCGGCTACTTTAGGATCGAGCTTGCCCGGATAGGTCAGGGCGATTTTCGACAGCATCCCGTTGCTGAAAAACCGGGCGCTGGACTCTTCCGCCGCCAGCCCGAGGCCGATCCCCTGCCCCGCCGCCGAGATGGTGGACAGGCCGCGCTTGCCGTCCCAACCGACATTGGGGACGTGCAGCATGTCGTCCTGATCGTAGAGCCGCGCCTTCCCGTCCTCGAACGTCACCCGGTAGAACAGCCTGTTCCGCTCCACGCCGAGCCGCTGATCAAGCCCGAGTTCCCATGCCCAATAGACAACCACGTTGCGCGGGTTCAGGGGATACAGCCCCACGGGTTCGCCGGAACGCTCCCGGATGATGTGGGCGTAGCCGTTCCCCTGAAGCACCTTGTGGGCGACAAAGGTTTTCCAGAACGTGGTGGACGTCATGAATCGGTTGGGCCGCAGGCGCAGCACGTCCGCCAGCGGGTGCCCGTGGGCAAGCTGGCGCTGTTCCGTGCCTTCCCGCAGGTAGACCTTCACCGGAGCCGAAGCCACCGCGCCGCCGAGCAGTCGGACGCAGGCGAACACCGCCGAGAAGCGCATGGCGGACTCGGGCGTCACAACCTGCCCGGAAGCCACCGGCGCGCCCATGCCGAACAGTTCGGAGAAGTCGGAAAAAGAGGCCCCGCCGGATATGCTGGCATTCTGAGGCCGCCCGGTGCGGCGTGTGGCAAGGGGATTCCTTCTCATGCCCGCCATTACAGATCCCCCCACAGGTCAACGAAACCTTGCGTGATGACAGCGCCGGATCCTTCTTCCGGCACGGCCTGCGCCCGACCAAGCGCCATGATCGCGGCCACCGCGCCGTCGATCTTGTATTCGTAACGGTCTTTCCGGGGATAGATGTTGTCCTTGGCGTCCGTGAAACAGACCGTATTGGACATGCACCACGTCAGGACGGGATTTCCGTCATGGCGAATCTTCCCGGCATCCACCAACGCGATCAGCGTTTTGAAAGGATCGGAGAAGTTTTTCACCGTAGCGCCGAACTCCACCATCGTCAGGCCGGAATCCGCCAGATGCGTCACAAGCTGCGCCGCCTGATACGGGTCATAGGGGCACTCCCGCACCTCAAAACGCTTGGCCTGCTCAAGGATATGTTCCTCAATGGTGTCGTAATCGACCATCCCGCCGGGGGTGAGCGTGATCCAGCCTTCGGAAGCCCACCCCCGGTAGATGTCCGCATTCTGGGTGGATTCAAGCGCGTCTTCGGGAAGGAAAAAATCGGCAAACAGCGCATACGTCCCGCCGTCTTCCGGGAAGAGGTACACAGCGGCGTTCAAATCGCCCTTGCTGGCGAGGTCAAGGCCCATGAAACAGGGCTTCCCGGCGAAGCGTCCCCGCGACAGGCCGGGATCGGCGCACTTCTCCCAGTTCGTCATGTTGAAGGCGGCGGCCTTGGCGTTGCACCACACGTTCAGGTGCTTGGTCTTGAACGTGTTCTGCTTGGACGGGTTCTGGATGGCCTTCAGCTGCTGCGCCAGCAGGTAGTC